ACTTTACGCAACAATGTTGATGGAAGAAAGAATGATGCTTATGAGCCGTGGAACTGCGTCAGGTCTGTCAGGTGCGCTAGCCGCCCCAACAGTTGCTTTGACACAGCGCACAGCCGCAACAGGTGAAACTGCACTAGCCGCAACTACTTACTACGTCTATGCAACATCTGACGCAGGTTCATTCGGTGAAAGCGTTTCGTCAACTGTTCAGTCAATCACAGTTACCTCTGGAAATGTTCTAGTTGCAACAGTGTCTAACGTCACAGGTGCTTTGGGAACTAACGTTTACGTTGGTACAACCACAGGTAACGCTAACGCTAAATACATTGGACGCATTGCTGGTCTTGTTGCAGTTGTAAACGGTGCTGGTTCATCTAACACCACAAACGACAACCTTGTTTTCTCAACAAGTTCAACACGCGTTTCATCTGCTTCGGTTGACACTAGCGCTTACGCGACTGGTTACGACGGTATCATTCCACAGATTATTTCTGGTGGCGGTTACGTAAACGAAGTTAACAGCCAGTTCTCAACCTCAAATCCTGGGGCTGAATTCCAAACTGTATTCAGTGGTCTATACGACACTGTTAAGGCTGACCCAGACGAGATTTTGGTTAATGGTTCAGACCGCAAGCAGTTGTCTGACGCAATCAAGTCTGGCTCAACTGCTAACTACCGTTTGAACTTGACTATGTCACAGGACGGCAGTGGCTATCAGGGCGGCGCAGTAATCAACGGTCTGCACAACGAAGTCACAGGCAAGCTTGTTGACATCACTGTTCATCCGTGGCTACCGCAGGGTGTTGCACCAGTTCTGTCTTACACACTACCTATTCCTGACACCGAAGTTTCGGACGTTTGGGCAGTAGTTAATGTGCAAGACTATATGGGTGTTCAGTGGCCTGTCACACAGTTTGCGTATGAGTTCTCAACTTATTTCCGTGGAACTATGGTTGGTTACGCACCTGCTTGGAACGGTATTGTTACTGGTATCAAGTCTGCATAATCGCAGTTAATGGGAAGGCGGTGTTGACTTTGGTTGACACCGCCTTTTCACTAAAAACTTTGGAAGGTTATTTTTATGACTAAAATGTTTGGTTCACAAGGCGTTAAAGGTATTGACATTAGCTCACCTAATGGTGACAAAATTGGTTCTATTCCAACAGACAGTAAAGGTTTTTTGAATGTTGAAGATAGTGCAACAGTAAAAAAACTTAAAGCCGAAGGTTTTGCGGTTGCAGGACTTTATTCTGGTCTTAGCCATATCAAAGGTAACAATTGCATTGGTTGCGGTTTTAGTAGTGTGTTTAAAGTGTTTGAATGTCCTAAGTGCGGAGTAAAAAATGACCACAGCGATTAGCCCTATTACGCGTCAAATTTCGCGCCCGTATTTGTCTTTACAAGAATTTAAAAACGCACCAACCGCATTAGATTACGGCAACCTTGTTGCTGGCGGTAATCAAGCCGCACAGGACGCAGAATTAACTAACGCAATTATTCGTGCGTCGTCTGCTATTGACCAGTATTGTAATCAAATTCTTGGTGCAACACTTGACACTGAACAACAACGCACCCGTGTTAAGCCTGACGGTACTGTTCGTTTTCACCCTAAATACTTTCCTGTTGTAGCTATGACTGATTTGCAGATTGGTTGGACACCTAACGCGTTAACAGCCGTCACAGACCCGTCACAGGCTTGGTTTGAAGAGCAAGAAATAATTTATCCTTACGCACAATTACCGCAGTCAATGTCTTCACAAGGTCCATTGTCGTTTGGTTTTCCTATGTCGTCACGTGCAGAAACTTTTATTAAATACACTTATGTAAACGGTTACGCTAACACACTTGTTTCAACGTCTGCTAGTGCAGGTGCAACGTCAATTGTTTGTGAAGACGGTCTTGGTGTTGTTGCGGGTATGGGTTTAACTATTTATGACGGTGCAAATACTGAACGCGTTATTGTTGCAAGTTCATACACGTTTGGTTCTGCAACTATTCCGTTGACTGCACCGTTGGCTTATGCTCACGCCGTTGGTGTTTCTGTTGGCAGTCTTCCAGCGGCTATTAAACAGGCGGCTATTCTTTACACGTCTGCGGCACTTAAAATTCGTGGTGACAGTGCGCTTGTAATGGCGGTAACTAATTCACCTAGTCAACAAGCTGGCGGTTCACAACGTGTTGGTTCTGACATTGCGTTAGCACAAGAAATTCTGCAACCTTTTAGGCGTATTAGGTGAGCCGTCAGGAAGTTCGCACTGCGGTTGGTGATTGGATTGCCGCCGCTTCTATTACTAATTTGACACAGGTTTACACGTCATTTCCTAAACGCATTAACTTTGAATTAAACGCTACGGCAGGACAATACACTCGAGCAGTTGGTGTTGTTTTTATTTCTAACGAAACGGAAGAACGTATTGCAGTTGGTGGTGCTAATAACGGTTGGAAACGCATTGACTATGACGTGGAATTTCAAGTGTTTACGCACTCTATGCAAAACTATGCGCAGGACGCAATGACAGATTTTGACAACATTATTGACGGCATTAAAACACAATTGCGGGCTGGTGGTCATAGACTAGGTAAGTCAGACGGCGACATTATTTGGCAAGCGGCAGAACCTTCAATAACGGTTTCTTACGGTGAACCAAAAACTAATGACGGTGGTGCAGTGGAAACTTGGGCTGGAATAAATTTTATTGTGACACAAATGTTTAAAGCTTAGGAAGAAAAGAATGACTAAATACGTTTATACAGGCGAACAGGAACTTGTGTTTCCTACTTTAAGTTTAGTTGTAAATAAAGGTGACGTGTTTGACGCACCTGCTGGTTTTGTCGCAGACGGCGTTAGTATTAGTTCGTCAAAAAAAGTTTTTGGTTCAAACGAACCAGTAGAACCAACACCAGTTGTTGAATTGTCTGAAGACGACGCAACTACGACAGTCGTTGCTAATAGTGACGACTTGACTGTTGAACCTGTTACGGGTGAAGTAGCAGACGACGCAACGGCTGGTGTTGTTGACTTAACCGCAGTAAACGAAAAATCGGAGTAAATTAAATGGCAGTATTAGGCAGTGTAAGAAGTTATCTTGGTATAGCTAAAGAAACAACTAAAGGAACACCAGTCGCACCGACTGCGTTCATTCCTGTTGGTGTTTCTAAGTTTAAAGCCGTTGACATTATTGACCCGTTAATGGACGAAGGTCTGCGCGGTTCAAATAACAAGAATTACAACTATGTTCAAGGTCGTGTCAGGTCAACAGTTGAATTTGGTGGACCTGTTTTTGCGGACACTATTCCGTGGGCTATTGCTGGTTTGCTTGGTTCTGTTGCAACTACTGGTTCAGTTGCGCCTTTTACGCACACTGTAAGCCTTAAAAATGCGTCTGCAACTGGCACTGACGCGCAACCTACCGCGTTTACTGTTACAGATTTTTATGTTGCTAACGTGCGCGCATATGCTGGTTGTCAAATACACGATTTTAATTTAACTTTTAGCGCTGAAGGTTTGCTTGAATACGACGCTAAAGCAACAGGTTGGCAGTCAACTACCGCGTCAACACCGACACCTTCGTTTAGCACAATCACACCAACACCTGTTTGGCAAGCTACTGTTTCTGTTGCAGGTTCAACTGTGTCTAACACTGTTGACGGTTCTTTGACTTTGACACGTAGCGTCACACCTATTTACGGTATTAACAACACGCAAAACCCTTATTCAATTTTTGTTGGTCCACTTGAAGTTAAGGGTCAACTAAAGTTTGTTATGGAGAACGACACACAGTTAACCAATTTCTTGTCTAATTCACAGCCAGCAATTGTAATTAACTGGACTAACGGTTCAGGTGCAAGCGCAACACAGTTGCAAGCAACTATTACTAAGGGCGCATATACTGCCGCGGTTATTGACCGTAGCAAGGATTTTGTTGAAGTAATGATTGACTTGACTGGTGTCGGTAATACTACTGACGCAGGTTCAACTGGTGGTTATGCACCTATTAAGTTTGTTTCACAGAACGCAGTAACGTCAGGCACTTACCAGTAAATAAAGTTGGCGGGATAACCAGCCAGCCTTCCGTATGGTTGTCCCGTCACACTTATTTTTACGGGGGGCGGAAGGTATCAAAATGTCTAAAATTATTAAATTGCCTAGTGGTGCAACTGCAACACTGCGTGACCCTGCAACATTAAAACAAAAAGACCGTATGAAGGTTTACCGTAATGCGGAC